CCGGGGCTTATTTTACCCCCTTCTACCATCATTGTTTAGGCCTTATTAGCATCCCAGTGCGATACTGATCCGTAACTTCTTTGTTCTCACCAAACTGTTTCATGCCCGCCAACGCCATTTGAAGCTGTTGCGTGTACAGGGCGATCATATCCGGCTCGCCTTTCATAAAGGTGTAAGCTTCTAAAAGACTGCCATAAAGCATGGCAAGGGGAGCGTTTTCGCTCAACCAAGAAGTGTCGCTGTCCGTTAGACTAGTTAAGCTGGCCGGTCGGTAGTAATAATGCAGTTCTGCCACATAAGCGGCATCCGGAGTGGGAGCTAATATAAAGTTGTCCCGATCAAATAAAGCGTAGTATTTCGGGGCACCAGTGGCGGTGCCGTCCGGAGCGTATGTCTGTAAAAAGTTAACGTCCTTAAAATCAATAAAGATTTTTTCTCCAGAAACCTCAAGAGACAAGGACAGCGGGGCCAAGAAATCGGACGGACAATCCAAGTATTTAATATTGCCCGTCGTGTTACCCAGCGCATTCTTACGGAAGTCCGTAAGTTGAACCATTTTAAAGATACGCTCTTCGGCATTACGAATAAAAACAGGCAGGTTATTAACGAACGTAGCTTCGTCGTTTTCCGCGTAATCCTGTATTGCCTGCTTTAATTCACCGTATGTGAAACTCATGATGTTGTCACCGTTACTGCGCCAGCAATGCCAAACCCTACCGTTGGCCTAAATGCAGGCCCCTCCACAAGGGGGACCGCTACGGGCACGTCCAAAGGCTCTACACGATCTGGGCGTGGATTAAGTAACGCCTCTGGATCTACCGCCTTAACGCGCGGCTCCAACTGAGGCTGTTTTGGCTCGTATTCGTCACGACCGACCAGCATCCCGGTCCACTCGCGCTTCATCTCGTTAAGCTTGTAACGGAAGCCGGAGCGGTCAGAAATGCCGTAGGCAAACTTTCCTGTAGCAAACTTCCCCATTAGAGGAGCCTTGAATACGCCATAGAAGGCTGTATGTTGAACGAAGCGCGATCCCTATCCTCTGATGCGGCTCGCTCAAATTCTTCCTCATACACCGCCTTGAGAAGCTGTACGCGGTCCGGAGCGCGCTTGATGGCCAGATAATATGCCAGCCCCGCCGCCAAACATGGGTAAAACCGAAACGGTATGTCCATGGTGTTGGTAAACGTGTCGGCATCGTCTATCCGCACAAGCTTGTCAATAACCACCGTATCGGTGCTGTTCTCAGGCACGGGCCAAAGCTTCAGCGTAGGATCTATCTGTCTGTCCACAAAAAACTGAGACGGACGACCTTGTTGTGTCTTAGTGGGAATATTAATGAAATCACTACGACTGATCCGCTCTAAGGCGTAATCCGTGTTACTGCGCCGCACTACCGCGTTCAAAACGTCGATAGTAGAAGCCCCAAGAGAATAGTTTCCCGTCCCCTCCGTCAAGGTTACCGTGGCCTGCTCAATGGTCCATTGATTCAAACCACGGTTGGCCCAATCGCCCAGCATCAGGTTCAACGACCGCTTGGCCGTTTTAAGGTCATAACCAGTACGAACTTCCAGCCCGCACCGCTCAAAAGCCTCTTCGATGTAATCGCTTACATCTAGCTCAAAGTTTGTTAAACCCGAAACAGCCATGTTTAGAGGCCTTTACTTGGGCAAGAACTACGAACCGCCGCCTTACCCGACGCGTCACCACCTTTTTTTAACAGCGCAGGGCCGCCGCGCATTCTTTTGATTGGCGCTTGCTTCTTCTTGGCCATCTTTCTATTTGATCCCGGCATCGCATAATCTCCTGTAAGTTTCTTGCCGCTCGTCCCAAAGATGTGCCATCTCCGGGTCTTTTAGGTAATTCTCATAATACCCTTTTTCTCTCAGCATTTCCGCCGATTTTTCCAGCTTAGACAGCCTCTGAATAAAGGTTATTGCATACAAATCATCGACCACCGGCTCAAAAGGCACGTCAAACGCCTCCTCTTGCGCGTCATCTGGGTGAAAGCCCATGACCCACAGGTCCTTCTGAATGAAAAAACCCATAGAAATAGCATGGTTAATGGAGGCAATGTAGTCGTGAAAAGACTCCGCGTCGGGCTCGTATTGAAACTCAACGTAACAAATCACATCCCAGCGGTCGTCAAACTGAGATAGCGCCGAGTATAAACCCTGACGTTTGGCGGTGTAGCTGAAGCAGAACCCGACTTTATCGTTAGCCCAAGCAGTTTGAGCATACGGACACGCCGGAAGGTTGTTAAAAAACGGGTGAGGCGCTTCTAAGGCTTGTTTAGACCAAGCCTTGATTTCCTCCACAACGCCTTTTTCTATGTCCATGGTCAGGCATACCTAGTTTTTTTTCGGCGGTTAGACATCACCGCACCACAACCTTTATGATTTTTTCGTACTTCTCCGCCACAAGCGGCCATTTGCACCTTGGCCGCCTTGGTATTTGAAACAACCTGCTTACCTTTTGCGCCCTCGCGCTTCTTTTTGCGCGCCGTAGCGGCACGTTCTGATTTGCTCAAGCTTTTAGCTTTAGAAAGCGGCAGACAACGATCAGGGTTTTTCTTGTTCTCAGACGTGCCGCACTCGCCAGCAATATTGCCACTACTGTCGATACGAACCCATTTTTGATCTCGCCATTTAGCTAATTCGCCCATCAGGCTTTGCCTTTTGCCTTTTTGGCATAATTAGGGTCTTTACAGTATTTACTGGCCGCCATGTTGGCGTAAGCAGAAGGGTAAGTGTCAAACGTGCTCTTGGCCCACGCTTTCCCCGCCGGGCAGATCTTACTGCCTTGGCTCCTGCTCGAAGCGTCCCCGCCTCTTCGCAGATATGTAACGGTGACTTTTCCCTGTTTGGGGCCGGTTTTTACCCTAGATCCGCAACCGCCCATGTTAGCTCCAAAGTTTGGCCGCAAATGGCGAAACAATAATTAGTATGGCGAGGCCCCAAATTTTCATGTCAAGCTTGGTTAAAGAGTCAGAGTTTTTTGACACCATATCTTTTTGGTCGTCTAATCGCTCTTCAATTCGCTTATATCGCAAATTACATTCCGCTTCGTGCTTTTCTAGCCGAGATAAAACCTCTTCTACCCTCATGTCTACCACGCCTTGCAAGACCAATATCTAGCTGAAAACCTATCTTTAGCGGTATCGCAATTATGTCGCGCCCTAAAGTTACTTCTGCGCCCCGGCTGGTCTTTTTTGATCGACATGTTGGGATCACCAAAACGAACAAGCTTTACTTCACTACCTTTTTTAGCCAAAACGGCGCTCTTCTTTGATTTGCCGGGCGTTTTTTTCGGTTTGTTATATCCAGAAAACGTTTCACCGCGATACTGCAAACGACCAGAAGGGAGCCTTTTTACGTCTTTGGTGGTAGCCATTAGGCTAACTCATCGCCGTTTCTGATGTAGATAATCTCAACAGCGGCGGATATATCAAAAGCCACACTTGCCGAAGAAGAAATCGCCCGCACCTCAATATCTGTCTTTTCCGTGAATTTAACTGGGATAACAAGCGTGTTTTCGATGTGCATCCCCGTGGTGAGCGATTTCACATCTTTAGTTTGAAATACCTCGCCAAGCGGCCTTGCAACTAGCGATAGCTTGCATACTGCGGGCGTGTTTGATGTTGTTCCGTTAGAAACATCATACTGCATTAAATAGGCTGTATAGCCCGCCGGTACAGTCCATAGCGCCATCAGAGTCTGGTTTGAGCCGTCCCCGTTGATGGTTGCATAAATGTTTGCTGGTACGCCCGTGGTGACAGTGCCGGTGCCCGCATAGATGACCCCTGCGTTTGCCCCTCCAGACCCCGCAGACCGGACAATCATGCGGAATATCCGCAGATAAGACTGCGTGGTGTTGACCGCCGTCTGCCCATTTAGGGTGACAGTCTCTGATATTTCGTTGTAATCGCCATCAAGCCCAGACAACTCAACGGTTCTGGCCCCCGTTCCCGCCGAAGCGTCATTGGTGGAGCTACTGGAAACCTTTAGCACAGTCGCCGCAGACAGGTATGAATACAGTCCACCCTGTGACCAAATGGTTTCTATGGCGTTCGCAACTGCCGGATTGTTGCCAAACTTGTAAACAGCCTGATGATAGGCAATCTGGCCCCGTGACACTTGTAGCTCAAACGGCTCACTGGTGCCTATTCGACTAATGGAAGAAACTTCGCGAGCCATTTGAGTACCTTAGCTATAAAAAACCGTCAATGCGGTGATGTTAGTCAGCGTCCCAATATAAATATCAGACACTTTTATCCCCTCGTCGGGGATGTTGACCGAGTGCGTTTCGCTTGCAACAAAGTCTAAATCCAACACGGTACTCCCACCGTTTCCATCTGTGATGGTTAAACGAGGCGTTCCAGTGGTGGTTAAGACCTGAATCTGGCGAATACGAGCAGGCCCCACACCAGCGGAGCCTGTCCCGGTCAGACGCTTTGATTTTACGTCTGAATTAGCCATTTAGCAGACCCTCTAGTTAATTAGCCCGCCGAAACAGTCAATACGCCGGAGTTACTCCAGATCTGACCCGCTACAGAAGGATCGGATGTTGGAAGGTCCTTGATAATTACAACGCTGTTAGTGCCGTCGTGAGTAATTGAAATGTTTTCAGTTACCGCGCCCGTGCTAGCGTTCTTGGTGATGTCTTTGAAGCCGTTCTCAGAACGAACGGGACCGTTGAAAGTGGTGTTAGCCATGGAAGTCTCCTGTCGTGGCAAATGTCATTCGCCCCATGCGAATGTCAGGATACCTGTATTTTATACGCAAAAAGAAAGGGCGGCAAATGCCGCCCTCGTAAGATCCGAAGATCTATTAGGCTCCGGGAGAGCCAAACACGCAACGCCAATCGGAAACACCGAAACTGTAACGCTCACGCGCCTTGAAGCGCATGTTGCCAGTGTCGAAGTCACCTTCCATAGCAGTCTTGATGGGGCTACGGTTGAACAGCTTAAAGCCGTTAGGAGCATCGGTCTTAATAAAGAACGCGTCCGTATCGGTCAAGAAGTGGTTCACCACAGCGCCGTCAGGGATCATACCCATAGACTTCATTGCGTTGGTGTCGTTGTCAGCCGTACCCGGACGGAGGTTGGAGTTAATAACTCGCTCTGCAATAAATTGCAGTTCCTTCGGGATAATCAGCTTCATGCCACGTACCGCGATCTTCAGACCACGCTCGTCCGTGAAACTAGCGATGTCAATCAGCATTTGCTCAAGAGAAGTCTCGTTGAGGTCTGCGGCGACTGACAATTGGTTTCGCTGGTTACCAGACAGAGAGGGGTGTGCAGAAGAACACAGAGCCGCACCGTCACCTACCGGGGCAGAAGTGCTAAAGGCATTGTTCAAGATAGAAGCGGCCTTAATCTGCTTGGTTTGTGACATGGACCGTGCCAAAGCACGGGTGTAGCGAGAAGCAAGACGGTCGTACAGGTTATCTTCAATTGCTTCCTCAGTGATTGAGAATGCAAGAGCGATAGTTTCGTGAGT